TCTATAGTTCTTTTTCCTTCATTTTCTTCTATTTCATATTCATAATAAGATATTGAAGACTTTGTTGTTGTTATTGTAACATTGGAAGAATCATATAACGTATATACAACAGTAGATGTTGTATTTGTATTTGCAAACGTTGCAGCATCAATTATGATGGTTTCGGTCGTGTCACTGCCAGACGGCATCACACGTTTTTCAGTTATGTAATATGAATGTGTGTGAGATTTAGACCAAGATAATCCTGTTCCTGTGTTTGCAGTATTTGCATATGTTGCACCACGATATTTTATGTCAATATATTTTGTTAAGTCATTATAACGCAAAGGCCAATCAAATTGTGGATTCTTAATGTTATTTACCGAAAGAATGATCCAATGTTTCTCCGGTGAACCATACAATTTATCTGCAATGATTTCTGGAGTCTCACCATCAGAAATATCATATTTGTAATACATCACCAATTTATCTTTTGATGCTGCATTGAAAGAGAAACGAGACATTAAATTCGTGACAACATCCAAAGATGAGTTATCGTCCGACAAATAATATGCCGTTTGTGGAAAGTAGTTAAAATATTTTGCCATGGTTGTTTAGTTTATTGGTCGAAACATTCGCAATGAAATCATTATCTAGATAACTCAGGTGAATCTCTTTCGGCTTGAGAGAAGAAACTTCTACCGCCGCCTCTATCAGCTTCCTGACTCAAATCAAACTTGGTAATAATTTGAGTTTCTTTAAACACTAATCCAAGCCTAATACCAACTGGCATACCAGTTGAACCTAATTCTGGTATACCTTTGTCTTCTAGTACTTCATATGCTGCAAATCCACTTGGTGCATAATCCACATCAACTGTTTGTAAAACGCAAGTGGAAATTGATGGTATGTTTGGATTTTCAGTTCCATTATAGAAGAATTTAATATCAAATTCTGAAGGTGGTACCAAGAAATATCCACCCAATCCACCAGCTGAATTGTTACCTAATACTTCTGGTGCTTGGTGAAATCTAATTCTCTGTATAATATTTTGCACCTCTTTTGCTTCAATGCGACTTCTTGGATAAAACATAAAATCAAAACGAAAACTTCTAAATTCAGGAGCAGAATATATAACTTCCATCATTGGGTTAACAGTTGTTCCAGTGAATCCAGCAAATACAGCACGACCAGCCTGTCCTGCCAGGTTAGCCAAAGCATTCAAAACAAATGGTGTTGCATTTTTAAATGCATAGTTTGCTTTTTCAGTATTGCTTGCATCACTATTAACGATGTTTTGTATTCCAGAAAAACCGGCACCTAAGGTTGCTGCCAGTCCACCTCCAAGTTCAAGTCCAGCAAAGCTTTGATTTTGAGAAAACGCCAATGTATCAGGCATGTATAATGCAATTGTATCTGTTGTACGTTTTGTTGTTCTAAGACCGGTTTTAGCATATGTTGCAGCATTATCTGCAAAATATTCTGATACACCTTTCAATCCTGATGCAGAATATACGTCTTGAGTTTTTTGCAATAGTCTTTGTAATTCAGGACTGCCAGCCGACAACTTAAATTTCTTTTGTATATTTTCGGAAATTTGTGTAAGGTTTAGTTGCGATGCAGAAGTTACAGCACCTTGTGTGATTGAAATAAAATCAGATCCTCCGCCGTTGAAACGATTTAAACCAAGTCTATTCTGTACTGCAGTAGTTTCATCATTGGTTGGTAATCCAGGAAACTGAGTGCGTCTTTGCTGGTTTATATGAATCACCATGTAGTGACCTTTATCTACTTCACCCAAATCAATAGGATAACGCAAAGTGTTAATCTTATATTTGTCTCCAATTATTTTATTGGATGTTCGATTTTTATCCGAATTAAATCGTATGTCCGTAAGCGTGAATAGTGCCATATATACCCCAAGTTATTACTTATTATTTATACCACATGACCAGACAAACCTATAAGGGTGTATTCAAACCTAAAAACCCACAGAAATATAAAGGTGACCCAACAAACATTATTTATCGTTCAAGCTGGGAAAAGATGGTGATGAAATACCTCGATGACAATCCGGGTGTAATTTGGTGGGGGTCTGAGGAGTTGCCTATTCCTTACAGAAGTCCAATTGACCAAAAAATGCATCGTTACTTTCCAGATTTCATCGTCAAGGTTAGGCGGAAAGACGGCCTGGTGATGACTTACTTGTGGGAGGTTAAGCCATATTCACAAACGAAGATGCCAATCCAAAAACGCAAGACTCACCGATTTATCCAAGAGGCGGCAACCTATGCGGTAAATCAAGAAAAGTGGAGAGCTGCTGATATCTTTTGCCGAGAACATGGGTGGCAATTTCAAATCATAACTGAAAAAGAACTAGGCATCTAGTATAAATACGGCATGGCTTATTTAATAGATAGAATTAATGCATCCCTGCAAAAAGAGGGATTAACACCACGCACTCGAAAGTCACGTGATTGGCTTCGTTCGAAAGTTTCGGATTTAAAACCATCGAAACAATCGTTAATGAATGACATGACCAGATTGAGAGAGGGCACAATTATTGGAAAAATGTACTTTTACTTTTATGATCCGAAGACGAAGGATTCGTTGCCATATTACGATAGGTTCCCATTGGTTTTACCAATAGAACGTTACCAAGACGGTTTTTTAGGGCTGAATCTACACTACATTCACCCAAAGCAACGCATCATTCTTTTAGATAAATTAAGTGATTACGCCAATAATAACAAGTATGACGCATCAACAAGGTTACGATTAACGTATCAAACTTTGAAAGCTGCATCTAAATTGTTTGAAGCACAACCTTGCATTAAGAGATATCTGTTTAACCATGTTCAGTCAAGATTCCTGGAAATTTCAGCAGGTGAGTGGGACATTGCTGCATTATTGCCAATGGAAAGTTTTGTTGGAGCTTCTACAAACAAAGTATATTCCGATTCAAGAAAGAAATTCTAATGTCATTCGCTCCAAATTTATTCTTGTCTAATATTAAGGCAAAGGATGGTCTCGCTAGACCAAATCGTTTTCAGGTAATTCTACCAATACCAGAGTACATTGGTAAATTTATTGAAGCTGGTCTACTAGAAAAAATTATCAATCTGCCAAATACAATTGCAACCGATGTGAGTGAGATATTGTCTTCATCATTTGGTGGACAATCACCATCAGGTTATTCAAAGTCTTCTAATCCTTCAATCACACGTTACCTCTCAATGCAATGTGAAGCCGCTGAACTTCCAGGTAAAACCTTGGCCACAACAGATGTAAAAATTTATGGTCCAACATTTAAAGTTCCATATCAAACACAATATACAGAAACCACACTTTCATTTTTATGCACCAATGATTTTTATGAAAGAAAGTTATTTGACCGTTGGATAGAAGCTATTATGCCAACAGATACAAACAATTTAAGGTTTGCAAAAGACCAAGAGTCTAGATATTTAACGAACATTAAAGTTATTCAGTATGATGACTTTATCAAACAAATTTATGCGGTAGAATTGCTTGATGCGTTTCCAGTATCAATTGCCTCACAACCACTATCTTGGTCTGACGATAATTTCCACAGACTAAGTGTTCAATTTGCTTATCAAAAATATAGAACAATTTACGAAGGCAATTATAATTTGAAAGAGGCAGCTGCATCCATATTTGGTTCATTCGCAGCATCCTCAATTTTTGGAAATAGATTTTAATTTAAAATGGAGATATAATGTTACCTAAGATTGATACCCCGTTATATGAAATAACTTTACCATTATCTAAACAGAAGATAAAATTTAGACCTTTTTTGGTAAAAGAGGAAAAAATATTGTTGATGGCTATGGAGTCTGAAGAAGAGGAAGCCGTTATATTAGCAATTAAACAAATTGTTAATAATTGTTGCATAGACGATATTAATGTGGATGATTTACCCATACTAGACTTGGAATATATGTTCTTACAATTAAGAGCAAGGTCTGTAGGTGAAATAATAGACTTGGAATACAAGTGCAATAATGAAGTTAAAGATGAAGAAGGACTAGACAAGCCTTGTAATCATGTCATTAAACTAAGTTTTAATGCTTTGGAAATTTATCCTGAACAAGTTGAAAATCATTCTTGTAAAATTCAGTTAACACAAAAGCTTGGTGTGGTTATGAAATATCCAGATTTTAAGATTATGGAAAAAATAAGAAATCTTAAAGAATCTGAAATTTTAGGTAAATTAGTTTCAAGTAGCATAGATTATATTTACGATGAAGAATCGATTTATTACTCCAAAGATGTTGAGGAAAAAGAATTATTAGATTTCGTAGATAGTTTAACCAGAGACCAATTCCAAAAAATACAAGATTTTTTCGACAACATTCCTAAAATGAAAAAGACACTGGATTTCAAATGTGGGAAATGCGGATATCAGGAAGAGATGGTGTTGGAGGGATTACAAAGTTTTTTCGTATAATGTTTAGGCACGATAGTTTAACGAATCATTATCAAACCAATTTTGCATTGATGCAACACCACAAATATAGTTTAAGTGATTTGGAAAAGATGGTGCCTTGGGAAAAAACGATGTATGTTACTATGCTTTTAAGATTTATAGAAGAAGAAAATGAAAAGACCAAGCAACAAATTAACAGTAGAAAAAAATAAAAAATGGCAACTTTTACCGATGTTTATAAACAAGAATTAAAATCAAAAGGGATATTAAGCTCTCTTGGTTCTGCAGCATTCAAAAGAACCAAAGAAAGATTGGATCCTAGGAACATGCTCTTTGGTGGTAGCGGAATGTTGGCCGCTTCTGGCCAAAAGATTTTCGGAAAAGGATATCAATCATTAGATAGAACGCCAGGTAAAAGATTAGCAGAATCTGGAACATTTAATGGAGAAATAAAGTCTGAGGTATTAAATTCTTTATTAATATCATCACAGAATCAAGAATCACAACTAACTATCATTGCAAAAAATACAATGAATAGTAATGCAATGGCCAGAGACATGAACGTCATGCGCCAAAACATTATGAAGTTGGTGACTATGGGTGGCGGAAAAGCATCACGTGCATCAGATATGTTCTTTAGAGATTCAGCTGCAAGAGAAAACGCATATGAAAGTCAAATTGCAAAAAATAAATCAAAAACATCACCAACTTTAAAAGTCTCAGGTGATGCAGCGCTTGAAGGCGGAAATAAAGGAATAATGGGTGCGTTATTGGGAATAGGATCAACAATCGCAGCTGCAGTAACCGGAGCATTAAGTTCAATACCAAGTTTACTGTCTAGCATTTTTTCGGCTGAAAATATAGGAAAAATACTTGGACTTGGTTCAGCTGCTCTGTCGGGACTAGGTACTGTGTTTCGTTTGTTGTTACCTATAATATCAAATCCTGTGTTCTTAGCTCTTGCCGGTGCATTAGTTAGTGCAAAATGGTTAATGGATTTATTAGATAGAAAAAATGCAGAAGCTAATACACCGGAAAAAATACAAGGAAGAGTGGAAAATAATGAAGGAAGTAATGCTGCTAAAGGTGCTGCTGATGCAGCGTCCAGAAAAGTAGACCAAGGATTAAGAGATGTTGCTTCAGGTAATTATACTGACCAACAAGTTCAATTATACACTGGAGGAGTAGAATTACCTGATCGTACAGTTGTTGGTGGAATAAAAACACAAAAAGAATTACAAGACGCAATCAAAAAGGCTGATAGTGAAGGCAAAAAAATGATTGATATTGGAGGTCCGACTGCTGCCGAGCAAGCAAAAGAAGTTCGCATGGGTCCGGCTCCAACTAAAATGACTTTGTTGGATGCAATTGCAAAAGGCGAATCTGCTGGTGCTGGTGGTTATGATGCAATGAATCAAGGAACGGTCGGCACTGCTGGAAAAGTTATAGGTTCAGGTAATTCAGAAAAAATCATAAACAAAAAATTAACTGATATGACTATTGGTGAAATAATGGACAGAGCAGCCAAACCATCAGATAATGCACAAAAGAGAAAAGCTGACGGATTAATATTTGCTGCAGGAAGATATCAAATAATTCCCGAAACTCTAAAAAGTTTAGTGAATGCTGGGATTGCTAGCAGAGATGAGAAGTTTAGTCCAGAAGTTCAAGATAGATTGGGTATGGAATTAATTAAACAAACTGGCGCTCTAAAATTGTCATCAGAAGGAAAGTATGATGATGCTCAAAACGCTTTAGCTAAAGTTTGGGCAGGAATTCCTTTAGCTACAGACACAATGAATAAAGCAACTGGCCGAATGATGAAAGCTGGACAATCTTACTATGCTGGTCCAGGAAATAAAGCACACGCCGGATCAGGAAAAGATGTTCGATCTTCTTTAATGGCCTTCACCAACCAAGTTGGAAGTACCTTAAGTGAAACTACGGCCGAAGCGGCAAGATTGAATATGCAAGCTGCAACACAATATCACGAAACACCACCAGTCATAATTAATCAACAGGCAGCTACACCACAATCACAAGTATCACAAACACCCGTTGCTTCAGCATATAATATCGATATGTTACCTGAAATCTGGAAATCAAATATTTTAAGACCTGGTGGCATCGGCGTATAAAAAACTTTGCATTGGGCGAGTCTTAAACATAATACTCATTCGTATAGTATCACAATATGAACTTACTGGTCTAACTCCATGCCAGCAATCGCCGGAAATTAACAAGCAAGAATTAAATTTAGGCAAATAAGATCCAATTATTTGCCTTTTTTCACGATCCCATATTATAGTTTCACCGGCATAATCAACAGTCCACGTTTTATTAACATAAACAATTAAAGTTTTAGCACCGTGTAATGTATCATCAACATGTAGTCTTTGATCTATACCGGTGCTAATGGCGTTTGCGTAACATCTAACAAGCCTATCATCTTCTTCAAAATATTTTTCTTTAACATTATTCCATACAGTTTTAACAATGCCTGTTAATTCATGTTCACAGTCAAAATTCTGATCTTTGATGTTTGTTTTTCCACCAAAAATTATAGTCCAGTGAGGAATACTTCGAGTAGTAAGATCGTTTAATGATTTATACCCCCACTTCCAAGAAGAATTTAATAAAAATGTTTCCAATTCAGCAGAAGTTTCTTCGCTATCAATATTTTCGTAGTATTCGATCATGTGGATGTTTTAAGATTATTAAAAAACCCGCACAAGGCGGGGTCTAAACGTTCAGTAAAGAAAGTTTATTCTTCAGCGAGAGACTTGAAGTATTCCAAGTCATCGTCTCCACCAATGTCAACAGGTGCTGAACGTGGTGCAAACTTAGCTGCAGGTGGCGATAGGTCGATAGATTCAGCAGTACTTGAAGGTGCAATGCCTTCAAAGCCTAGTACTTTATCCAAACGAGTCTTCAATTGGGCGTAAGGTTTGAACAACTTTGGTTCAGTAAATTCCTTGAGGGAATATTCTTTCTTCCAAATTGTTTCCAACTCAGCATCATCTTCAGACAAAGCAGACTTGCTAGCAAATTCTGATTTGTCATAATTACGATAACCTTCAACATTACGAATCTTCAACTTGAAGTTAGCACCTTCCCATAGATCAAATGGGTTGATAGGTGTTTCATCAGCGAATTCGGGATTCATCGCTTCATTAATCTTGTCGAAAATTTTCTTACCGAATTTGAACAAGCGAACCTGTCCTTCGTTTGACGGATTACTTGGATCAGAAACGATCAAAATATTTGTCATGTAAGTTAGTTTACGTTTTTGTTTACGTGCGATATCTTTGTTGGCTTCGATACCAGAATTCCAAAGTGTGTTATTGTGTTCGCACACAGGACACTTATCATTCAAAGTAGTCAAACAGTTATCAATGAACCAACCGCCAGGTCCCTGAAATCCGTGTGTGAATACTCGAACCCATGGTAAAGCATCATCACCATCAATAGCAGGAGATGGCAAGAAACGAATTACTGCCATGCCATTGCCAGCTTTGTCAACTTCTGGTTGCCAGAATCGGGTATCATCTTTTGATCCGGCTTCTGCGGGAGTGCCGGTTGCTTCAATCGCTTTTGACAACTTGTCGAAATTGTCACGATTGCGTTTAAGATTTGCAAATGAACTCATATATATTTCCTTGTATAATTTGTATTGCGTTGTATAGTTTTTTTGTCCACATTATCATAATATAGACTTATATAGGTCACCTGTCCAGAAGTTTATCCAACATCATTAAAGTATTACCTATATCTTTATGATGTACACCGATACCACCAGCAGCAATAAACCCCTGTATAACATCATGTGTATCATCAATCAATATTGATTCTGGTGTGGCATATTCGGCTTTCGCTTTACGTCCAGAAACAATATTTGCTTTGAATGGTATGCCTTTATCGGACAACCATTCAATTTTTTGCTCAGCAACTTCTCGGTGATATTTTTGACCACCAGAAGATGAAAGAATCTCTACCTCGACTGCATTTTCATGTTGATATTGTGTAATGTACGTCAACAAGTCTCGACCACCAGGCCACCAGTCCAATGTTTTAAATTGTTCTGATTGCACAAAATGATCCCAATTCACATTAAAGTCTTTCCGATCCCGCATAGAACCAGGTAACTCATCATATAGTTCAAGGTAACGGCGTTCAAAGTTACACAGAACGCCGTCCATATCGAGGTAGATTTTCTTTATCATATCATCTTCTTTAGAATAAGTTTATATTTTAACACATCCTGTGGCAGAAATGTGGCATACTTGAGCAATCTTAACCGAAATTCTGGCCACCGAATAGTATCGGCAATCCTTGCATTCCAGTTAGGTTCAAAACCAAGTATCTTATTGAGTATACACAAAGTTTCAATTTGTGTAACCTTCTGCATAGTCTTGCGTAATATTACAGGATAGTCACCGTCATTCACTTTGAACAAATCGTTTGGATTGTCGCAGCCATCAAATAGTACGTGGCAATCATTTTCGAAAATATACGATAGTGATTGTAACACCTTTTGGTGAGTCTTGTAATTAATATCTGCTTCTTCAGTTAACAAATCACCAGCCCAAGTGTTAGGTTTCTCAACCAAGTTGGACACGAAAAATAATTCC